CACAAGGTCCTACAGTAAATCTTGACCGTGTATCACACATGATTAAAGAATTAAATATGGCAGGAAATGATGTTCAAGGTAAAGCAAAAATTATGGATACTCCAATGGGTAAAATTGCACAAAACTTAATTAGTGAAGGTGCAAGACTTGGAGTTTCTTCTAGAGGAATGGGTTCTCTGAAAGCAAATGCACAAGGAATCAATGAGGTTCAAAAAGACTTTATGCTTTCCGCAGTAGACCTTGTCGCAGACCCTTCCGCACCTGGCGCATTCGTAGACGGTATTATGGAAAATAAGGAATGGATTTGGGATAATGGTATTCTTAAAGAAAAACAAATTGAAGAATATAAAGAAATGATAGAAAAAACAAGTAGTAGAGAATTAGAAGAAATGGCTGTCAAAGCATTTAGTCATTTCTTGTCAAAACTTTGATTTTTTATACATATTGAAAGTATAAGAGACTAAATAAATGACACAAGACATTTTAGAAGAAAAGAAAAAGAAGACAAAAGGTGAGAAATTACAAGACGCCATAGTACAGGCTGCAAAAGAAGGCGCGAGTAAGGCCAAGTCGAATCTAAAGGATAAAGCCAAGGGAGTAATATCAGATGCTCCACAAAAAGGAATCGACTGGATAAAGAAATGGGCTGCTGATAAAATCAAGAATGCATAAATTATGAAATTTAGGAAATAAAACCATCAGGAGATATAATCTACTATGAATAACGAAGAAAACATTAACTACAACGACCTAATAGAAGCGGGGGCAGAAACTCCAACTCTAGATACAAAGTCGGAAGAAGACCCAAAACTATATCAAGATGCAAGTGGTAAACACGCAAAGATTGATACAGATAAAGGAACTGAAGGCAAGGTAGGAAAGAACAAGGCATCTATCGCTGCGAAAGCATCTTCTGCTTCTGGTAAGATTGATGTGCCTCATGCACTTGGAACTTCTCAAGAAAGAATGGAACAAACTCTTGAAGCACTTTTTGATGGTGAAAGCCTAACGGAAGAATTCATGGTAAAAACAGCAACTATCTTTGAAGCCGCTATCAACGAACGCGTTGGTGAACTTGAAGATGTTATTGTTGAACATTATGAAGCATTGTTAGAAGAAAACATTGCAGAAGTTACATCTGAATTGGCTGAAAAGTTAGACGACTATCTTGGATATGTTGTTGAACAATGGATGGAACAAAACGAATTATCAGTTGAGAATGGCATTCGTGCTGATATTGCTGAAAACTTCATCAGCGGACTAAAAACTCTCTTTGATGAAAATTATATCGATGTTCCAGAAGAAAAATATGATTTAGTTGAAGATTTTGCTTCTGAAAATGAAAATTTAAAGGAACAATTGAATGAAGCAATTGAATCAAATATTGAATTGCGCCAATCACTTATATCTCATCGTTGTCAAGAAATCTTCTTTGAAGAAGCAGACGGACTTGTAGATACTGATATTGAAAGATTTGCATCACTATCTGAAGGTATTGAATTTGAAAATGAAGAACAATATCGAGATAAGATTCAAATTTTGAAAGAAAGTTATTTTGGAGAAAATGTATCTTCAGAGTATCTAACAGAAGAAGGTTCTCAGTCTAATGAAACAATCATTGAAGACCCTAACATGAGTCATTACATGAGTGCAATTAGTAGACATTCCGACCCAAACAAAATGGTATAAATTACCAAAAAAATAAGAAATTATAAATAACTCTTAAAGGAGAAAGAAAAAAATGGATAGCAATACAACACCCTACGATGTTTTGACAGAAAAGTGGAATCCTGTCCTAGAACATCCTGATATTCCAGATATTGGAGACAGTTACAAGAAAAAAGTAACTGCCGTCCTTTTAGAAAATCAAGAACTCGCATTACGAGAACAGCATCTATACGAATCCACTCCCACCAACGCAATGAATGCTGGTGGTTTTAGTGTTACTGCTGCCGCTGATAATGCAAGTGGAAATTCACTCGCTGGTTATGACCCAATTCTAATCAGCCTAGTTCGCCGTTCGATGCCCAATCTAATTGCTTATGACCTAGTAGGTGTGCAGCCAATGTCTGCGCCAACTGGACTCATCTTTGCAATGCGGTCACGATACGATACGCAATCTGGTGCTGAAGCATTGTACCAAGAAGCATTCTCCAAGTTCTCTGGTGCAGGTAACACCTCAACAGGTGCCGCATTCAGTTCAACTGGTGGTATTGACCCAACTGCAAGTAACTCACTTGCAGGTTTCCGTGCGTTGCTTACTGCAACTGCTGAAGGTATGGGTTCTTCTGATGGTACTGCATTCCGTGACATGGCGTTCAGTATTGAACGAGTTGCTGTTGAAGCCAAGACGCGTGCGTTGAAAGCAGAATACACAACCGAACTCGCTCAAGACTTGAAAGCAGTTCACGGTTTGGATGCAGAAACTGAACTTGCTAATATTCTTAGCAGTGAAATTCTTGCTGAAATTAACCGAGAAGTAGTACGAAGCATTTATGTTAGTGCTAGAAACGGTGCCCAACATTCAGATTTAACTGTAGCAGGTACTTATAACCTAAATACAGATTCTGATGGACGATGGAGTGCTGAACGATTCCGTGGTTTGATGTTCCAACTCGAAAGAGAAGCAAATATCATCGCGAAGCAAACTCGTAGAGGAAAAGGCAACTTTGTTCTTTGCTCTTCTGATGTTGCTTCTGCACTAGCAATGGGTGGTTGGTTACAACTTTCACCTGCCCTCAACACCTCTTTAGATGTTGACGACACAGGTAATACTTTCGTTGGTACACTCAACGGAAAGATGAAAGTGTATATTGACCCATACAGTGCTACAACTGGACAAGCCCGCTCAAGCGATGTAAACTTCGCGTGTGTTGGTTACAGAGGCACTAACCCTTATGATGCTGGTATTTTCTACTGTCCGTATGTTCCATTACAAATGGTTCGTGCAGTTGGTGAAAACACATTCCAACCAAAAATCGGGTTCAAAACTCGATACGGAATGGTTGCAAATCCATTTGCTCATGATGATGGTACTACCGTTTCAGTAGGTTCTGGTAAGAATGTCTATTACAGACTCTTCACCATTAGTAACCTACACGGTAACACATAATAGCAGATAACTGCTTTAGTAACAGGGAGTCTTAGGACTCCCTGTTTTTTTATACATACTATATGGAGAACTACAATGGCATATGAGGGTGGATATACTGGAGCAAAGGCAGGATATACAGGACCTGGTATTCCTGACATTACCAGAGTTAGTGATCCTAGGCAACCAGATAATAATAACTATCTTGCCACAAACTATTTTAAATTTGAATTAACTAGGCTTCCATTAGTGACATATCATTGTCAACAAGTAAATTTACCTTCTCTTTCATTAACCCCAGTGGAACAACCTACCGTCTTTGGAACTACTGCCAAATGGATTGGGGGCAAATACACATGGGAAGAATTAAATGTTAGTTTTATTGTGGATGAAGATATGAAAAACTGGATTGAAGTTTTTGAATGGATGGAAGAAATTGGTTTGATGGCAGATTTCAAAACCAACATAAGTGCCCAACGATCAATGCCAAAAGGCCAATTTGGAGATTATTTTTCAGATGCAAAAATATCTATTACCAGTAGTAATTACAAACCAAAACTTGAAATAGATATTCATGGAATCTTTCCAATATCGTTAGGTGGTATACAGTTTAATTCCACAAATCCAGACAATGAACCGGCTATTGTAAATGCTACCTTTGCATACACATATTATACTATTAACCGACTAACTAATGCACGATAATACTTGATTTTCTTTATATTTGTTGTATAATATAATGGTTACAGGAGTTTGTTATGAATTTAGAAGACATTAGGCGATTAGTGGGTAAAGATTTAAAAATGGATGAAACCGAACTCGATTTGGAGTCCATGAAAACGCCACAATTACACAACAAATATTTAATTATTTTTACAGATGAAAAGTTGATACTTGGTAAATTAAAATCTGATTTCAATGTTCTCAAAAAGAACAAATGGCTCTATTATACTGGAAAATTAAGTAGGGAGGAATTAGATGATATGGGATGGGAGACATTCGATTTAAACATCCTTAAATCTGATATTGATAAATTTTTAGATGCAGATGAGGACCTAATAACCATTGTGAATAAAATCCTTTTGCAACAAGAAAAGGTAAACTACTTAGAAAGTATAATCAAAACCATAAACAACAGACAGTGGTACATTCGTTCAGCGATTGATTGGTTGAAATTTACAAACGCAACATGAATGATATAGAGATACAGCCAGTTGATTCTGTTCATATAAAAGTAAATTGTGAACGGAGCATTGCGAAAGAACTGAGTCAGTTCTTTACTTTTACTGTTCCTAATTACAAATATGTTCCTGCCTATAGAAATAAAATATGGGATGGACAGATTCGTTTATATAATGTGCATACAAGAACGATATATGCAGGATTGGTCGATTATGTTTTAAAATTTGCATATGATAGAGGATATTCTATATCCAATCCGATAAAAAATAAAAATAATATTATTCCAGAGATGGTTGCAAAATATGTGTATGAGAAAATAATGCCATCCTCTGATGGAAAGGGTATTGAATTATATGAACATCAGTTAGACGCCATCAGTTATGCAATAAATAATGGCAGATGTTTATTATTATCACCAACAGGCAGTGGTAAATCGTTAATTATATACTGCCTGATTAGGTATTATGAATCAATACTACCAAAAGATAAAAAGATACTCGTTGTAGTTCCTACCACTGGATTGGTAGCACAAATGTACAACGATTTTAAAGACTATTCATCT